ATATCAAGGGCTGGGAGCATATTTGCATTCCGGCAGAGTGGGACGGCAAGGTGCGTAAGACGAGTCTCGGCGAGTACGACCCCCGCAAGAAGAAGGGCGAGCTGATCTGTCCTGAGCGGTTCGGCGAGAAAGAGATCACGACGCTGAAGCAACTGCTGGGCACATACGGCACGGCGGGTCAGTTACAGCAAGACCCGACCCCGAGCGAGGGCGGGATACTCAAGACCAACCACTTCAGGCTCTGGCCAGCGACGTCAGGTCTGCCGCCGTTTGAGTACATACTGCAGTCATACGACTGTGCGTTCACTGAGAAGACAACTGGCGACCCGACCGCCTGCTCAGTCTGGGCGATGTTCACGCACAAGGGCGAACGCAATGCGATGTTGATTGATGCATGGGATGAACACCTGAGCTATCCAGACCTGCGAGCACGAGCCGTGAAAGACTGGACGACTGAATACGGCGGCATGACTAAAGACTCGCCATACTCACGCGCTAAGCGCCCAGACCGTATCTTGGTGGAAGCGAAGGCGAGTGGTCAATCATTGTTGCAGGACTTGCGCTTGGCGAAAGTGCCAGCAGTGGGCTATAATCCAGGTCAGGCTGACAAGGTATCACGGGCGCACCAAGCCGCCCCGACCTTAGAGCTGGGGCTGCTGTGGGTGCCGGAATCAAAGAAGAACCTCGGTCAACCGGTAAGCTGGGCGGCGTCTTTCCTCAAACAACTGGGCAAGTTCCCAGTAGCGGAGCATGATGATTATGTGGACACGTTTACGCAAGCTATCATTTATCTCAAGAATGATGGATGGTTTGAGTTACCTCAAGCAAAAGATATTGACGAGCCGCGAATCAAATCAAAAGTGAGGGTAAACCCGTATGCAGCCTAAGAAACCAATCTGGGACAAAGCTAGACCTAAGAGCCTCGGCGAGAGCAAGACGCTCTCATCGGCGGCTAAGTCATCGGCGAAGGCGGCGGCAAAGAGCGCCGGACGCCCTTACCCCAACCTCGTTGACAACATGAGAGCGGCGAGGAAGAAATGACCGACCGCGTTGACAAGGACAGCCTGCCGCTGAATCAACCACGGCGCACACCGAGCCATCCTACCAAGTCACACATCGTGAAGACGAAGGTAGACGGCAAGGAGAAGATCATTCGCTTCGGTGAGCAGGGTGCGAGCACGGCAGGCAAGCCCAAGGAGGGCGAGTCCGACCGCATGAAGGCTAAGCGAGCCTCGTTCAAGTCACGTCACGCAAAGAACATCGCTAAGGGTCCGAGCAGCCCAGCGTATTGGGCAAACAAGGTGAAGTGGGCAGACGGAGGGTTCGTCAAGACGAACTACTACGACGGCGGTTCAATGCGCGCACAGCCGCAGAACGCCGCGTTGGGTTCTATTGCGGAGTTCCTGAAGCAGACTTACTCGCCACGGCGCACGCAGCAGATGCAGGGTACGATGGAGTTCCTCGGTGTACCGGCGCTCGCTCGTACTGCTGAGCGCTTGAGCTACGGGCAACCGATCACGAACATCAACAAAGCTAACGTCCCTATGCTGCCCGATGATACGGCAGAGGCGGCGATGTTGGTCGCACCGCCGTTAGCGAGCCTCGCAAAGCGCGTGGGTACTAACCTCGTGCAGACCGCGCCAGCCGTTGCCCGTGACATTGTGCAGAACGTAACTTCACCTTTGAAGTCGTATGCCGTGAAGCCGAAGGGCGGTAACTGGCAACCTGCGGCTGCTAAAAGAGACAGCGTGACGATGTCGGTGAACCCTATCAAGCGTAACCCCGACGTCATCAGCGGCGACATGATCAACCAAGCCGCCGGTGAAGACCTCTGGTCAAAGATGGTGGACATGGACGTTTACCAGCACCCCTCGTCATGGTTGCGGGAGAACAGACCCGACGTCTTGAACAACCTGTTGGGTCCGGAAAAGGGTGCGGTCAACAAGTGGCTTGACACTAAACTTGAAAAGTACATCCGTAATGACATGGGTACACCGGATGACCCGATCCGACTTGCGCACGAGGAAGGGTTCTCGCACATTCCTGGTCAAGCAGAAGAACTCGGCATGTGGTTACCTGAAGACGTAGCCGCTATGCGCGTTAAGGCGGGTTACCCAGAAGAAGGTTTCGCCGTCAAGAAGCACGCGGAAGCCGGTTTCCCTGAGGCAACCGAAGCCAACACCCGCAAAGCTGAGATGTGGGAAGCTCTTTCAGACGCTGAGATCACAGCTAACCCTGCGGGAGAGTTTCAAGAGCGGTTCCGTATGGCGCGTGAAATGCCCAACTTTGTAAGTAATGGTAGGCAAGAAATTGCGATAGCGGAGCGTAACCCTTGGATTGAGAAGCTAGACCCAAAGACGCCGATTTACAAGATTGACAGACCCATGGATCTCAATGAGAACCTCGGGTTCAATCACATGGCTGACGAAATTGAGAATATGCTTGACCCCGAGTCAGGTCTGCCCGCCGCGTTACGCCTGACGCCTAAACAGCTCGAGCAGTCTTCGATAAAGCAGATGGTGCAGAAAGTTGACGCAGTCAACAAGTGGCGTGCCGAGGAAGCATCCAAGGCAGAGCTTGAAGGTATGATGGGGAACCTGACCGCTACGCCTCGTCTTGAAGTTCCTGAAGCACAGCTGTCGTTTGTCAAAGAGCCAGGAATGAAATGGGTTGACATTCCTGATACGGTAAAAGGTGAAGGTATGAAGCTCTGCACGACGATCGGTCGGCAAGCTGGGTGGTGTACGCAAGGTGAAGGACTTGCTGAGCGTTACGGTTCAGGTGAGAACCGCCTGACCACGTTGCTCGATGCTGAAGGGCGACCCCACGCGCAAGCGATGCTTAAAGTCATGGCTAACGACCAAGACACAGGTGCGATGTTCAGCCGCAATATCGCGACCTTGTTAGCGCAGCGTGGTATTGATAATGCAGAAGAAGTGGCGACGCAGCTCTCTAGAGGTTACAAGCGCCAGCAATCTAAAAAAGTTCGCGACATGCTTCCCGAAATTGAAGAAGAAGCTAGGCGCATGATACCTGCTGACTTACGACTCCCTAAGCCCGACATCACCGAGTTAAAGCCGGTCGGTAATACATTCAACAGCGAACGCGCAAGTGAGTACGCAAAGCGCGACCCGCAGTACAAAGAGAAGATCACCGACTCGGTGCTCAAGTTTTTGAACGCTGGCGAGTGGGGTACGGTGAAAGACCTGCACCATTACGACATCGTAGATTTACTTGATACGTCCAGCGTGCAGAAAGCGCTCAAAGACGTATTAGATTACGACCTGCCGCATGAGCGGATAGACAAGTTCAACTACGCAGTCAACTTCAATCCTGAAAGTCCGCGTTTCATGAATGAGAGACAGTTCCGCAGCTTTGTTGATCCTACTTTCGGTAAAGAAGGTTTCTCAGAAGGCGGCTCAGTTGACGCAGATGAGAAAGCAGCGTTCGGCATCTACCCCAGCGCAGGTAAGCGAAGCCAGAGGTCTGACATCGGTGACAAGCTGAACGCGAGCCTCGTGCCGCAGGACGCGCTTGACTTAGCATTGACCGTGTTGCCGTTCGGCAAGGTCGGTAAGACCCTCGCCGCTGCGATTGTTTCAGGCGCACCGGCTGAAGCTCAAGCCGGTAATATGTCGTCTTTGTTAAAGCTGGTTGCGAGAGAAGCACCAGAGCAGTTTCAATCAATTAGAGAAGCATTGCTAAGAACATTCAACACGGGGTTAGAACACTCAGTTATCGGCTCAACACGTATGGGCGGACCAAGTCAAGTTGTGCAAGGTGTAAATGACAGCGTTACACCTAATAAACTTGATGTTGTAAAGGCGCGACGAAATATAGATCAATCAGGTATTATTGATTTTCATACTCATCCGCGACAGAATAACAGCGTGTCTGAATTTAAAATCACACCTAGTGATGCAGATCTGCAGACTTGGATGAGCTATTATGGCGGTTCTCGTACAGCTACAACGCCCAACGAAATTAAAACAATGGTTGGTTCGCCGTTTAGTCGACAAGATGGCGTTACTAGCGCATACAACTTTTTTGCAACTAACAAGCCTAATCAGACGCTTGATCGTCGCGCATACGATGCCGCCCGATATGAATTGCAAAGATCAAAGTCTTTACAATCGTTAAAAGACATCCCAGAAGTTAGGCAGTATTTGGATACTGGGGGTACTCTTGGCGACGTCTTAAGTTCAGCTTCGCCTATGGTTTTACAAAAACTCTATACGCAAAAAGGGCTGGGTCGCCATGATATGCGATTAAGCAATGCGCCTGTAGCCGGACCTTTAGGCACAGAGCGTGACTTGTTTGACCGAATTGTTGACCCTGCGCTTGAAGTGTTGAAAGCAAAGCGATTCGCCGAGGGTGGCTCGGTGTCATACGACCCGACGCAAGTCGATCATATTATGAACAGCATCGGAACTCCTCGGTTAGCCGAGGGTGGTAGCGTCAGAGCGTACGACTCAGGTCGCGTGGACGCAATACTTAACGAAATTATGTGAGGTAACTAATGGCAACCAAAAGACTACAAGATGACATGCCAGAAGGCGAGACCGTTCAGCTAGAGGACGTTGACAACGAGGTAGAGGACACCGAAGACGGCGGGGCAATCATTCGCGAGAAGAATGAGATTGACCACGCGACTAAGCTCGCCCATTTTGCCAACATCGTCGACGAGGTCGATCAAGACCTGCTCAAGACCGCCATTAGCGACCTTGTAGAAAAGATCGGCAACGACAAAGAGGCACGTGAGAAGCGCGACAAGCAGTACGAGGAAGGCTTGCGTCGTACGGGCTTAGGTGACGATGCACCAGGAGGCGCTCAGTTCACCGGAGCAAACAAGGTCGTGCACCCGATGCTCGTTGAAGCGTGCGTAGACTTTTCTGCCCGCTTCATGAAGGAGGTCTTCCCGCCCAATGGTCCCGTAAAGAGTAAGATCCTCGGCGAGAAAGACAAGTCCAAGGTTCAGAAAGCTCAGCGTAAAGCGGACTTCATGAACTGGCAGACGACTGAGCAGATGGTCGAGTTCAGGGGTGAGCTTGAACAGTTGAGCACGCAGCTCCCGCTCGGCGGCGGTCAGTACATGAAGTTCATGTGGAACCCGTTGCATCGTCGCCCTTGCGCTGAGTTCATCGCTATTGATGACGTGTACCTGCCGTTCGCGGCGACTAATTTCTACACCGCCGAGCGTAAGACGCACGTGCAGTACATCACGAAGTTTGAGTACCAGCGCCGCGTCAAGTCCGGTATGTACATTGACGTTGACTTGGGTATGCCGGAAGATCCCGAGTTCAGCAAGTCCACTCAGGCTAACGACAAGATTGAGGGACGCAAAGACCTGAGCTACAACGAAGACGGGCTGCGTACGATCTTTGAAGTTTACACGTATCTTGACTTCGGGGATGGTCCCGAGCCTTACATTCTGAGCATTGACAAGACGACTAACCTCGGCTTAGGCTTGTACCGCAACTGGGAAGCTGATGACCCGCGCCAGCTTGAGCTAGATTGGATCGTAGAGTTCCCGTTTGTGCCTTGGCGCGGCGCGTACCCTATCGGTCTGACGCACATGATTGGCGGTCTGAGCGGTGCAGCCACCGGCGCACTCCGCGCCTTGCTTGACTCGGCTCACATTCAAAACGTCCCCACGCTGCTCAAGCTCAAAGGGGGACCAGGAGGCCAGACGCTGAACGTCCAGCCGACTGAAGTGGTTGAGATGGAGGGTGGGGCGCTCATTGATGACGTGCGCAAGCTGGCAATGCCACTGCCGTTCAACGGTCCCAGCCCAACTCTGTTCTCGCTTCTAGGTTTCTTGGTAGATGCGGGTAAGGGCGTGGTGCAAACCTCGTTTGAGAAGCTGTCTGACCAGAACCCTAACCAGCCTGTAGGCACAACCATGGCGCTCATTGAGCAGGGTATGGTGGTGTTCAGCTCAATTCACAGCCGGTTGCATGGTTCGATGGCGCGTTGCTTCAAGATTTTGCACCGCATCAACAGCGCATACCTGACTGTTGAAGACATTGAGGCACAATCAGCGGGTCTTGAGATTGATCCGTCTGACTTTGACGGTCCGATGGACGTCATTCCTGTCAGCGACCCAGCAATTTTCAGCGAAACCCAGCGTTTTGCGCAAACTCAGGCAATCATGCAGCGTGCACAAGCCGTGCCGCAGATGTATGATGCGCGAAAAGTAGAGGAAATGTTCCTCCGCAACATGAAAGTGCCTGCGAATGAGGTGTTGCAGCCGTTGCCAGGAAGCGAGGACATGGATCCGGTGAGTGAGAACGTCGCAGCCGCCATGGGTCGCCCAGTTTACGTGCTCCCGTCGCAAGATCACATGGCGCACCTGATGACGCACATCCCGTTCTTGAAGTCGCCGCTGTTCGGGTCAAACCCCGCCATCGCAAAGACGTTTTTGTACCCGATCGCCACGCATTTGCGTGACCACCTGCTCAATTACTACCTAGTTGAAGCGCATAACGCCGTAGACAAAGCGCAGCGTGAGGAGTTGATTCAGGAAGAAGCTGAAGATCAGGTCAAAGTCATCTTAGAAGTGCAGAAGTTCATCGAGCAACAGCTCGGCAGCTTCGCGCAAGAGTTGGCGCAGCTGGATCAAGCCGCTCAGCAGTTCAAGCCCCAGCCGCCTATGCCGCCTGACCGAGCTATGGAAGTTGCACAGCTCAATGCTCAGGTGCAAGGTCAAGCGTTACAGCAGCGTATGCAAGTTGATCAAGCTAAATTGCAAATCGAGCAGCAGAAGATGCAGTCACAGCAACAGCTTGAAGCGGCTAAATTGGCGGCTGAGCAAAGAACCGACTCTGAGCGTATGCAAGCTGAGCAGATGAAACAAGAAGCCGAAAACCAGCGCACCGCCGCCGACCTTGAGACTCGCGAGCGCATGAACACGGCTGACAACGATACTGCGAAACTCCTAGCCGCTGCCGAAATGGCCACGGGCGAGAAGGTCGCGTATAGCACCGGAACCGGCATTAACCCTAACCCTTGAGGAAAACATTATGAGCGATAAACCTACTCCTGGCACAGTCCCTATGACTGGCGCATTTGTGAAACAAAAACACCGCCTAGCAGCGGGCGAAAAGCTCGACGGTCAGTCGTTGCCCCCTGCCCCCGCGACGCCTAAGACTCCTGCATGAACATTGAGTCTCAACTTCTGAATCGTCTGAAAGCAGAGCAGCAGTCATTTGCTGTTACCGCTTTGAGACGACCCCAGACGCGCGATACTTTTGAGTACGGGTATCGCGTGGGAATGGTTGCCGGTTATGAGGCGGCGATCGACGTACTGTTAAACCTTCTAGATGAGGAGAAAAACCTTGACAATGACCTATGAGAACGCAATGGAAGAGGCTTTCCCAGCAGTAGATGCTGGAATCCAGCCCTTCGGTAGCCGTGTTCTGATTCAGATTCGCACACCGAAAAAGAAATCCGCTGGGGGTATCATCATCGATATTCACGGATCTAATGAAACCGAGAAGTGGAACACACAGATAGGCAAAGTAGTTGCCTTGGGTCCGCTGGCTTTCAAGAACCGTAATGACATGAAGCCGTGGCCAGAGGGAGATTGGTGCAAAGCCGGTGAACACGTTCGCGTGGCTAAGTACGGCGGTGACCGCTGGGAAGTCAAGATTCCTGGCAAAGACGACTCTGCAATGTTTGTAATTTTCAACGACTTGGATATCATCGGGCAGGTAACTGGCGACCCGTTGGCAATCCGAGCATTCATCTGAAAGGAGATGATGTATGGCTAATGTGATGAAAGAAGACGACGAAAAAGGTGGTGAAGAGATCATCATCGTAGAAGACAAAAACGACTTGAGCGACCCCGACGAGGTCGAGGATCAAGACGAAGACGAACGTACAGCGTCCTCCGCTGATGACGACGCGGGCGACGCTAACACTGATGAACGAGACGCGATCCGTGAACGACGCCGCCTCGAGAAACTTGAGCGCAAAGACCGCCGTGATCAAGCTATCAAGCGCGACAAGCTAGAGCTAGACTTCCTGCGTAAGCGTAATGACGACCTTGAGCGCCGCGTAACGGCTCAGGAGCAGCGAGCGCATCAGGTAGACTTAGGCGCGTATGACTCTCATATTGCTAGCGCGGCTAAGGAAGCCGAAATGGCTGAGCGCGTCATCGCTAAAGCGGTTGAGGCAGGTAACGGTAAGGACGTAGCTCAGGCTATGCGCTACCGCGACCAAGCCATGCAGAAAGTGCAGCAACTCCAGTTCGCCAAGCA